TTGGAACTGGATTATTATCAGATCACAACGAAGTAAAAGTTATTGATATGGCTGACTTAGATGGTTCTCAAAACGTAAGAGTTGTTATGAGATTTACTTCTGGAGTACAGTACGGAATAGGATCAGAAATTGTTCTTTATTCTTAATAAATTAAATTAACCAAAAATTAGGGTAGGTAGGTAAGTACCTGCTTACCCTTTTTTTAATAAAAAATAATAAACTATGGCTTGCGATTTATCATTAGGTAGAAAAGAACCTTGTAAAGATGTTGTTGGTGGTATTAAAAATGTTTATTTTGCTGATTTTGGAGATTTTGGTACTGTTGCGTATGAAACGGATACTGATATAGTAAATTCTTTAGGTAGTACTATAACAGTGCTAAAGTACGAAATTAAAGGCAACTCATCATTTGAGCAAAACATTACTTCATCAAGAGAAAACGGAACAACATTCTTTGAACAAACATTAAATTTAACACTACATAAATTAACTAAAGAAGACAATAAAGAGCTTAAGCTTATGGCTTATGGTCGTCCTCATGTAATTGTTGAAGATTATAACAAAAACTTATTTGTTATGGGATTAGAAAATGGTGCTGATGTTTCTGGTGGAACAATAGTAACTGGAGCTGCTATGGGGGATTTAAGTGGTTACACACTTACATTAACTGGTATGGAAAAAGTACCAGCTAACTTCTTACATAAAACTTCTGCTACTGAAACTATAGACACTACATTAACTGGTGTTGGTATTTCTACTATTACACCTGGTAATAATTCATAAGAATTAAATTTAATTAGGTTAACAAAAGGGATGCTTCGGTGTCCCTTTTTTTATGAAAACAAATTTAAGTATTGTTGTTATTTATAATATGGTAATATTAACAACATCAACAAATGCTCAGAGTTTTAAAGTAATTCCTAGAAGTACACCAAGCTCAGTAACGTTTGAACTAACAGATAAATCTAAAAGAACAACAAGCGCAGTTTCAGTTACTGTGGTTAATTCCAATGGTTATATGACTGTTACAGGTAGTTTTGCTTTGATTGAAGGAAGATTTTATTCATTTGCTATAAAGAATGGCTCTGTAATTATATATAGAGGTTCTATTTTTTGCACAGATCAAACTAATTTTAATACCTTTGATGTACACTCTGGAGAATACACTACAGAAAACACATACGATAACGATTTTGTAATAATATGAAAAAAGTAAATAAAATGGCAAGAAGAAGATACAACAACCCATTGCCAAAAGCAGAAAAAGGAAAGATACATATAGTCAATATGTCATCTTATACACGACCAGAAATTGTAGAACAATACAATAGAGATTGGGTAGAGTATGGAGAAGACAACAATTACTTTGATTATTTAATTGACAGATACAATGGTAGTGCTACAAATAACGCTGCTATTAATGGTATTGCTGAAATGATATATGGAAAAGGGTTAGAAGCTGTAGAAGAAGATGCTAAAGGAAAAGATTATAAAGAAATGAAAGAGCTCTTTACTAAATCTTGTATGAAAAAAGTATGTTATGACTACAAGATGATGGGACAAGCTGCAATTCAAATAATCTATTCTAAGGACAGGAAAAAGATTGTGCAAGTAGAACATATGCCTGTAGAGACGTTAAGGGCAGAGAAGGCAAATAACAAGGGTGAAATCAAGGGTTATTACTACGCTAAAGATTGGTCAGAAGTAACTTATAAGACACAACCAAAAAGAATACCTGCATTTGGCACAAGTAGCTCAGGATTAGAAATATTATATATTAAACCTTATAGAGCTGGTTTTTACTATTACTCTCCTGTAGATTATCAAGGAGGATTACAATATGCAGAACTAGAAGAAGAGATAGCGAACTATCATATAAATAATATACAAAATGGCTTGGCTCCAAGTATGCTTATAAACTTTAATAACGGTGTTCCTACAGAAGAGCAACGATCTTTGATTGAGCAAAACATACAAGAAAAATTTAGTGGCTCTTCTAATGCTGGTAGATTTATATTAGCGTTTAACGATAGCAAAGAGCTTTCTGCAAGTATTGAGCCAGTTATACTAAGTGACGCACACGAACAATATAAATTTCTTAGTGATGAATCAATGAGAAAAGTTATGGTGTCTCACAGAATTGTATCTCCTATGCTTGTAGGTATAAAAGATAATACTGGATTAGGAAATAATGCCGAAGAACTACAAACAGCTTCTTTACTTATGGACAATACAGTTATACGACCTATGCAAGTTACTATATTAGATGAATTAGAAAAAGTATTAATGTACAACGGAATTGAATTAGACATATACTTTAAAACACTACAACCTTTAGAATTTACTGACTTAACAAATGCTATAAATGATGCTGAGATAGAAAAAGAAACTGGTATAAAAAAAGGAGATAGTGAAATTATAGAAGAAGAACAAATTAATACAGAAGAATAATGGCAAAAGCACTCTTTATAAAACGATCAGATTTAGTAAAAAACACTGCGTTAAATTCAAATGTAGATACAGATAAGTTTATACAATTTATTGATCTAGCACAAGAAATACACATACAAAATTACTTAGGTACAGATTTGTATGAAAAAATAAGTGCTGATATTTTAGCTGGCACATTATCTGGAGATTACTTATCTTTAGTTAACGATTATATACAACCTATGTTAATACACTTTGCTATGGTAGAATATTTGCCTTTTGCAGCTTATTCTATATCTAATGGAGGTGTGTATAAACATAATTCAGAAAATAGTCAAATAGCGACAAAAGAAGAAATAGATTTTTTAATACAAAAGGAGAGAGATTTTGCTGAATACTATGCTCAAAGATTTATAGATTATATGAGCTTTAATGCACCTTCTAAATTTGATGAGTATTATAGTAATTCAAACCAAGATATATATCCAGATAAAGATACAGGGTTTCACGGATGGGTGATATAAAGAAAAACTACAAACCTAAACAGGTTAACGTAACAAAATTATTAACGTATTTAAAAAAGAAAGATAATGACACACATAATAAATTGGGAAAAGATGTTTAATTCACAACCAACTTGTTTTGAATAATGGCATCTCTTTCTAATAATAAAATAAAAGATACTTATCAATCTCTTGTTAAGTTTAATGATAATGGTAACATAACTACATCAGCAAAAAGATTAACAGACGGATTTGGTAATAACTCTCCGTTTTTTGTATCTACAACACAAATAGGAATTGGTGTAACTCCAACACTAGGTTATGATCTTCATGTAAATTCAAGTGCTAAAATAGGTGGCAATTTACTTGTTAGTGGCAATCTAACAGTTAGTGGTACTCTTACATATTTAGACGTAGAGGATTTAGCTACTGAGGACCCCTTAATTAAATTAGCAAGAAACAATGTTGGAAATGGTTTAGATATAGGGTTTTTTGGTAAGTATGTAGAATCTACAGTTACAAAATACAAAGGATTATTTAATGATGCTGACGATAATAAATGGAAACTATTTATAGGTACAAGTGATTTACCTACTACAGTAGTTAACACAAGTGGTACAGGATATACAGTTGGAACTCTTGTAGCTAATTTAGAGGGTAATGTAACTGGAAATGTTACAGGTAATGTAACTGGCGATGTAACAGGAAACCTTACAGGAGATGTTACTGGAGATTTAACAGGAGATGTAACTGGCGATGTAACAGGAAATGTTACAGGAAATGTTACTGGAAACTTAACTGGTAGTGTAACAGGAGCTGCTAGTTTAAATGTGCTAAAAGCTGGTGATACAATGACTGGTGATTTAACACTTAATGATAATGTTGAATTAGTTTTAGGTAGCGGAACAGATTTTAGAGCTTATCACAATGAAACTAATACATTATTTAGAATTAACACTGGCGATTTAATATTTAATTCTTTTGTTGATGATGGCGATATTAAATTTCAATTAGATGATGGTTCAGATCCAGCTGGTTTGACAGAATATATGAGGTTGGATGGTGGTGAACAAAGAATTATATATGGCAGATCACCACAAATGGTTGATAATTTAAAATTATATTTTGGTAATGATACAGTAAATGATGCAAGTATAAAATGGGATTCAACAGCTAGTCAATTATTTATTGGTGGTGATTCAAAGTTTTTAGATGATTTATATGTTGTTGGAGATACAAATATGAGTGGCACATTAACAATAACTACAAATACATCTCCTGGCGTTAAACATACTGGATCAATTACTGGCGGTTTACAAAATATTCAAGAAAATACAAGTAATAATAGTAATGCTTATACAAGTAGGGTTTGGAAAAATGATACTGGTTTTGGTGAAATATGGCGAAACAGCTCTACTCGATCTTCTACTGGTCAACCAGCTTTGTCTTTTAATATGTATAATACTAATGACATTAATTTCTGGTCAGGAGGTTCATTAACATTATCACTAATTGGTAACAATGCTACTTTTGTAGGTAGTGTAACAGCAAATAGTTTTATTGGACCGTTAACTGGCAATGTAACTGGTAACGTTACTGGTAATGCATACTTAAACACAATAGCATATCAAGGTGGTGAAGGAACTGAATTAGATAATAGTGCTTACAATGCAGATGGTATTGGAACAACTTTTAGATGGATTGAAAATAATAGTTCTACAACAGGTACAACTTGGAAAAAAGTAGCAGATGTTGTTATTAATGATGTTGGTTTTAAGAGTGGAGTTCAAATGGAGGTTAGGGTATTACAACCAAATACATATTGGGGTGATAATGCTAGTTTAAATACTATATATTATAGCATAGCTTTTAGAGGTGATGAATCTGATACTGGACCATTTTATGATGACGCTTTAGTATATGGATCAGATGCTAATTTAATTAGAGTTTATAAAACATCAACTCATAATTATGAATTACAAGCTAGATCAAATGATGACAATGAAGATTTAGTAGTTGAGTGTAATATAACAAGTAAAAACGGAGCTAAAGTAACTCCAACAACTACATATACTGACGGAACTATAACTGGAGGAACCGCTTATACCGCTTCACCAAACAATTTAAATGTAACAAAATTTGCTGGTAATGTTGAATTTGAAGGTGCAGTATTTGATGATGCAGAAGTTGAAGATTTGAGGGTTAACGAATATCTATATCTTGGCTCTGGTGCTACATCTGGTTATGGACCACACATCCAACATTCCGATTCTGGTGGTACTGGAAAAGGGATGAGAATTACTGTTGATAGCGATTTACAAGTTTGGGGTGTTACTGGTAATGCTGGAGAACAAAATCAAGGTTTATATGTTGCTGGTGGTGTTGCTAAATTATATGACATGAATGGTGTTGTATTAGAAACAGTTTTAGGCGGTGTTGATATTACTGGTGATTTAACAGTTGATACCGACACTTTATTTGTTGATGCTTCGGCTGATAAAGTTGGTATAAATAATTCAGCACCAGGCGCTATGTTAACTATTGGAACTGCAATAAATGCTAATGCAACTGGCTTAGAGGTAAATGCTGGAGCTAATGGAGGAAATATTATATCAAGAGGTGCTGGATATGATAACTGGTTTCCTTATATTAATGGGCAAAACTATTATAGTTCTGATACACATAATTTTAGAAATACAGCTTCTAGTGCGGCTCAGCTAACAATAGATAGTAGCGGTAATGGTACATTTACTGGAAATATAACTGGTCAGGCAATATCTGGTACGACTGGTACATTTAGCGGTATTGTATATGTTGGTGATGATGCGTCTTCAAATGAAGGTGTATATATTAAAAGCGGAAATGGAACTTCTGATTATGGTGTTGTAAGATTCTATCATGGCGGTACTAATAGAAATACGATCCATGCCTTTAGTCAATATTGGCAAAGTGGAACTATATATGGTCATGCGACTGATAGTTTAAATATTGATGGAAATGCTGGTATTACTTTTGGAGCATGGAATAATATTGATGCTGCTTTTGTTAGTGGTGGCACAAACTATTTTCAAAGAGAAATTGGAATCGGTCAAACAACGCCACTATCTAGTTTGCACATAACACAATCAACGCCATCTATAACATTAGAAACCTCTGCTAATGCAAATGATCCAGTAATTACATTA